GGTGACTACCCGAGTGGTTGGCATTGCGGCTTCTATTGCTTCCATCATTGCTCTTGCTGGTGATCGTGTAGAGATGGCAGATGCGGCTCTGATGATGATCCACGATCCATCAGGAATGGCTTCTGGTACTTCCGAGGATATGCGGAAGATGGCCGAAGCTCTAGATCAACACGCCGAGGTGTTGGTTGGAGTCTATCACAAGAAGACTGGTCGCTCCGCTGAGTCTATCCGCGCTGCGATGAAAGCAGAAACTTGGTTTACCACCGCTGAGGCTCTGGCTTTTGGCTTGGTGGACAAACCCATCAAGCAGTTGGCTATGGCCGCTAAATGGCATCCTCGCGCTGTTACCAAGACTGCTCCTGAGACGGTCAAGAACAACCTCCGTCGAGGTCTTGAGCAATACGAGGAAGGTCTTGCTGGCGACGGTCTTGAACCCGCTACAGTAGCTGACGCTAAGTCGCTGATTTCTGGCGAAGCTCCTACCGCAGATAAGGTTGATAAAGCCTACAATTGGTGGGCGCGTAATGGCCGATTTCTTGAGGCTGAACCTAATACTCCTGCGGATGTAGCGGCAAACCTCTGGGGAGGTGCTGCTGGACGCGATTGGTTCAACGCTCTATATGCTCAGATTGAGCGTCAAGAAGAGCAAGAAGACGAATCCCTAGACGACAAGCTTTCTGCTAATAGCCAAACCGCTAACGGCAAAAATGGCGTGGACTCCACGCCGCAACCAACACAACAACCCGACACAAATATGTCCGATTCCACTACTGTGACGGCTGCGGCTGCTCCTGCCGCTTCCGTTGATCTCGCTACTATCATGGCAAAGCTTTCCGCTTTGGAGGCTTCCATTAAGTCGCCCACCGCCGCTCCTGCTCCTGATCCGGTTCGCCCCGTGATCGTGAACTTGGGTAACCCGCTGCTGGAGAAGCACAAGAGCCTCCGCGCTGGTGCAGAGCGTAAAAACTTCCTAATTGAGAATCACAGCGAGCTTATCCGCCAGAGCGGCATGATCGCTCCCCAGAATGCGAACACCTTCGCGGCTGGCTTGGTTGTCGATTATCTCGCTGATGCGGTTATCACTGTTGCTACCACTAAGTTGGCGATGATCGCTGGCTTCACTCGCAACGTTGGCTTGGATAACTTGCGTCCCCGCGCTACCGTTCAGGTCAAGAAGTTTACCACTGGTGATGCGACTGTTGATAACGCTACCAACTTTGAAGATGGTGCTGCTAACCAGTCCACGCTGGCTGCTACCTCGGTGACTGTTAATCAGATCACCAAGAGTTTTACCGTCACTCAGCAGGAGTTGAATCAGGGTTTTGCTATCAGTGACTTGGCTCAGGGTTCCGCTGAGATCTTCGCTCTTGGTATCTCCAAGAAGGTCACGGCTCAGATGACTGCAGCGTTGTTTGGTGCTGGTACTGTCATTGGTACTGCTGCGAACTTTGATTCTAGCGACCTTCCTGCGATCTTGGCTCTTGCCAAGAATTACCGACAGAAGTTGCTTCTGTTGGATGGTGGACACTTGGCCCGTTTGATGTTCTCCGGTCAGTTGACTGCTGCCGCTGGAACTAATCCGTTCCCTGATTCGCGTTATGGTCCGTTGAACAACGGCTATTTCGGCTTTGCGAACATCTTGGAGCAAAACGATTATACTGGTGCTATCGCTAACACTGCTGGCTTCGTTTGTGGTCAGGACGCTATCGCGATTGCGAGCGGCTTGCCGGTTGGAATGATCGCTGGCGAGTTCGTTGAGCAGCGCACTGTTGAGTTGAGCAATGGTCTGTCTGTGTTGCTCTCTGTGTGGTATTCCCGCTCTACCCGCGCTCACATGGCTTCTTACGATATCATGTTTGGCGCGGCTGCTGCGGATACTACGCAAGCTGAGGTTCTGATCACCGCTTAATCCTTTAGGATATGCGTATTGCAACAACCATAGCAGTGGACAAGACCGGCAAAACTAAATTGCTGGCTGGTCCCGAAATTGATGCGACTCTCCAACGCACTAATTTCAACACTGTTTCTGTTCCCGAAGGAGGCAAACTCATCCTGTGGGTACAGGGAGCTTTAGCACCAAAGATCCGCAAAGGTTAAACAACCAAAACTGGGGAGGCTGTTGGATACGCTGACAGCCTCCCCTTTAACAAACACAATTTTATGGCTGGAGTTCAAACCGATATTGCAGTTCAAGATTCAATGGGACTTCAGGGTTTTACTCTGGTCACCAGCACCGCCGCTCAGACCTCGGGATATACTGCTATCCAGATTGTCTCCGCTACTGTGTTCACTTCGATCACTGGCACTGGAATCAGCGGAACGTGGACTGGTACAACCATCCCTGCTGGCTTTACCATAGTGGGACGCATCTCTGCGTTTACTCTAACCAGCGGAACTGTCATTGCTTATCTAGCCAGAGCGTAAAATGACACTGACATTGTCTCTCAACCTATCGACATCTGATGATGTTGTAGAAATTATCTATCCCGCAATGGCGCGGGATATGTTAAGAGAAGATGATGGGCTTGTTCTCCAAGAAGACGGCAGTTCTAAAATTATTTTCTCACTCATTACAGATTAACTTTTTGACCTATGGCAGATTCTAAGATTACAGCACTCGCGTCGATTAGCACTTCAACCGATCCGGCTGTTGATCCGCTGGTCATCGTCGATGTTTCTGATACGTCGATGGCTGCTACTGGCACGACCAAGAAGGTAACGCTTAATAACCTTCTCTCGTCTTCACCAACTGCGACCGGAGCGTTCAGTGTCACCGGACTCGTTACCGCTGGCTCCGCCACCATCACCGGCGATCTGACGGTGGACACGAACGTGTTGAAGGTAAACACGACTACCAATCGTGTAGGCATTAACACTACTACGCCAACTCAAAATCTTCAAATAACAGGATCTGGAGATCCGTTGACTGCTGACGGTTGCTCTGCTGTTAAATTTACAAATACGGTTTCAGGGCGACCAGCAATCGTTGGGATTGATGATTCTCAAAACTTTGTCGTTTGGAATGTAGGAACAGAAGTATCTGAAACAATCAAGTTCCTGACTGGTGGTGGTAGCGGAAAGGAACAGTACCGCATTACTCACGGTGGTGTATTCAATTGGTACGACGGCGCAGGCGGCACTCGAATGACCCTCAACTCTACGGGGTTGGGCGTGGGGGTTAGTCCCACCTACAACATAGACGTATTAGGCGCAACGCTCCCGACGATTTCTGTCCGAGCGACAAGTGCCGGTGCTTCAAATGCGCGGTTCTATCTTGAGTGCGCTGGAACCAATAGCGGAAATGTCACTTACAACCGTTCGCTGCAAGCCCTTCAGCTAGGAGCAAATGGAGCAACATCCGCTCAAGTTACGCTGGATAGTTTGGGCAATTTGCTGGTGGGTGTTACTGCTGCTGGAACCTCTGCCGCTAAGGTTCTTGGTCTGGCAAACGCTACCGCTCCAAGCACTTCTCCTGCTGGCATGGGCCAACTCTACGTCGAGTCCGGTGCGCTAAAGTTCCGTGGAAGCTCTGGCACCATCACCACAATCGCAGCCGCCTAATCTAAACGACTATGCCTACCATCCTCTGGATTATCGAACGCCTTCTCGTTAAGCCCATCGAAGGCTCTGAAACGAATGTCGTTATCACCGCCGACTGGCGATGCAACGGCACCGACGAAACCTACAGCGGCACCTGCTACGGCTCCTGCTCGTTCGCTCCGCCATCCGGTGAGTTCACGCCTTACGAGGACCTGACGCAGGAACAGGTCTTGAACTGGTGCTTCGCCAATGGAGTCGATCAGAAGGCCATCGAGGCGAACGTGACGCAGCAGATCGAGAATCAGATCGATCCGCCCGTGGTGACGCTGCCGTTGCCGTGGGTGCCAGTTGTGGTTGCCAAGCCTGTAATTGTTGCCGATGCTGCCTCCGCTGATACGGTGACCGAGGCAAAGCCCGAAGTGCTGGTCAGCGAGTAAAAACAACCTCATCGCACTCATGGAAAACGTTCCTGCTCCTATCACGATCACTTGGATTCTGACCGAAGACAAAGCCCAGAAAATTCTGGAATGCTTCGACATCTGCTGCAAGGCGGGCGGTCTCCAAAATGCCCGGGTTGCTCTGCCTTTGGCCGAGGAACTCATGCAGACAGCGCTCAAAGCCAAGGAAGAGCGCGAGGAAGCCTCAAAGGAATAACCGAGCAGATGACCAACAACCACGACGAGATCCGAGATGGGTCAATCGGTATCGGGTCGGGCTTAGTTTCCGCTTTGATGGGGATTCTAAAACCGCTCGGTGAGGTTGCGTCATCCGTTGGGTCAATCGTCGGTTGTGTGATCGCTTGCGTCATGCTCTACCGGCTGCTACGAAAGAAAGACTAACCATGAACATGAAAACCACTCTGGCCGGTATCGGCTCCATCCTTGCCGCTGTTGGGTTTGCCCTGAAGGCAATCTTTGACAACGACCCAGCCACCAACGTGGACATCGGTGCGACCATCGCCGCGGTCACCGCTGGCATCGGCCTTATCGCTGCCAAGGACGCCAAAGAAGCCAAGCCTCTGTTGTCCGACAAGCCAGCCGAGCCTAGCGAGCCCAAGGCGTGAATTGGCTCGAACAGATCGTCACCGCCTTGGTCAAATTCTTGTATGGGTTGACCAAGGAAAACCCAACCGCTCGAAATGCTGAAACACCTCCAGAAGTTCGTCGTAGTTGGGACACTTGGCTTCGCGGCCGGCTGCGGGACAAGGGCGGTGGTGATCGACCCCAGGGCTGACGTTGTCCGCCTAGGGCCGGGAGTGCGCGGGCCGGTCTACGTTTTCGTGGACGGGCAGTGGACGCTGACCCGAAAAATGACTTTGCCCGAAGGCTGGTTCGCCGGTCCCGGGCCTCAACCAGAAACAAAACCCTAAAATATTCCCATGACTGACAGCATGGCCACATTGATGGGCGGCAAACAACTTGTCGCCTACCACCTCGACGGAACGCAGGAGATCGTGGATCTCAAGCAGTTGCCCGTTCGATTGCTCCCGCAATACCTCGCCACCATCGACGACGAGGCATCTCGATTGGAGATGATTCTCGGCAAACCAGCAGGGTGGGCCGACACGATCACATCTGACTCACACGTTGAGTTGCTTGAGGCCGGGGAGGGTCTCAACTCAGATTCTTTTTCCGCGTGGCTCCGTCGTCGAGTGCAACGACAGGAGCAGCTAGTGCCGGGCTCAAGCGGCGAGTTGGGCAAGCAACTGCTGTCAGCCTCGCCGACTGGGTCGCGGAATGCGCGGTCCGCTGTGGTCTAACGCTCGCCCAAGCGGCTGACCATAGTCCGGCACAGCTTAGACTGTTGGCTTCCGCAGCCTCGCGCATTGACGCGGGGACTGGGCTGCTCAATCTGCACACGACCTATGCGGCTACGGCCGCAACAGTTGCCAAGGAGGGGCGAACCGTTTTGGAACGCCTCCAGAAGCAACTGACCAAGCAAGCAAAAGGAGTCTGACATGGCTGACACGAACTTACGGATCAAAATCGGGATGGTTGGCTCCGCGGACGTCAATGCGGGCCTCAGAGCCATCGGATCCGCCGCGGCAGGGCTTCAGGCAACGCTGGCGGGCATCGCTGCGTCTGTGGGTGCAGTTGTCAGCCTCGGCGCTGCGATCCAGCAGTCCGTCAAGTTCAACGCCGAATTGGAGCAACAGGCCGTTGCGTTCAAGACCTTGTTAGGCAACGCCGAAGCAGCTTCTCGACGGATGGCCGAGTTGGCAAAGTTTGCTGCCCAAACCCCGTTCGAGCTTCCCGAGATCGTTCAAGCCTCAAGGGTTCTTCAGAGTCTCACCAACGGGGCACTGGCGTCCGGTGACGGTCTTCGCCTCGTCGGTGACGCCGCTTCGGCAACGGGGAGACCATTAGAGGAGGCCGCTATGTGGATCGGCCGCTTGTACGCCGGACTCCAGTCGGGCACGCCCGTTGGCGAGGCCACACTTCGGTTGTTGGAAATGGGCCTAATTTCCGGGACGACCGCCCGCAAACTCAACGACCTAGCCGAGTCTGGTGAAGGTGCCGGTCAGGCCATGACGATCCTACGGGACACGTTCGGCCGACTCGGCGGGGCCATGGCTGACCAGTCTCAGACGTTCAGCGGTCTGCTTTCAACTCTCAAGGACACGTTCAACATGGCGCTGGCCGACATCGGCAAGCCGTTATTTGACGCGCTCAAGGCCGGACTCACCGAATTGATTCCGGTGGTTGAGGACATCGGAACCCGCATTGGTGCGTTTACCCGGTTGGCGGTCCAATCGTGGCGCGACGGCCGATTTGCGGAACTTATCGGACTCACTATCGAGGCCGGAGTCGAGTATGGGGTCGAGGCATTTGCCGGTCTCCGCGACAAAGTGCTGTCGTTCTTCACCGACGAAAGGGTCGCCAACGCAATCGGCAACTCGGCGGCAACTTTAGCAGTTGGCACCGCTAGAGCGTTCATCGAACTCAACACGTTTTTTCAAAGCTATTGGAACTCGGTCGGGGTCTACGCTGCCCAAGCAATCGGGTCCGCAATCCGCCTTTCAATCAACGCCGTGCTGGCTTCGGTTTCCGTCGCCACGTTGGGACGGATTAATCTTCCGCTCATCCAGCAGACAACCCCTAATTTCGACGAAGCTCTGGCAGGTGGAACCGCGATTGCTCAAGCCAACGCCGCAAAGCAAAAGGAGATCGTAGACGCATTATTGGAGACTTACCGCGAGTTTATTGGGATCGAGTCCAGCATCACCGACGAAAGCGGAAAACAGGTTACCGCCCGCGAAAAGCTAAAGACTCTTATCGACCAAGTGTTGGTAGTCGAAAAATCCCGCAAGGATCTCACCGGAGGGGCTCAGGCCGTCATTGAGAACGAGGCAAAGCTCATCAACGTAAAGTTGGAGCTTCAAAAGCTAGAACTGGAATACAGTCGTCAGTTGCAGCAAATCAATCAGTCACGCGGGGCGGTTGAATCAAGCTGGCTGACGACCAACTTGGTGAAGTATCAGGAGAAAAAGCGACTTTTCCAAAACGAGCTTGATCTCATCGCCAAACAGATTACCGCACTCGAAAAGTTAAAGGCGACAGCCACCGAAACCGAGCGGGTGCAGATCGAGCAAAGAGTGGTCGGCCTCCAAGGCACAGCAGGAGGAGTCCGAAACCAGATGACTGGAATGGGGCCGGATCCTCAGTCGATGGGGGAAAACTTTCAGGCCACGCTCATCAATCTTCAGAATCAGTTTGGAACCGTCGCGCAGCAAATGGCCGCGACCTTTGCCGACGTGTTCAACGCTGCGACTGCGTCCATCTCGACCGGCATTCAGGGGCTGATTATGGGAACGATGACTTGGGGACAAGCCCTGCAAAACATCGGACTTTCCATCGTCAACTCAATCGTCAAATCGTTTGCTGACATGGTGGCCGGTTGGATCATGTCCCACGTTATCATGAAGGGCGTTTCGACAGCTTGGTCTGGCTTCCAGACAATGCTCCGAGGCAAAGACGTGGTCGAAGCAAACGCCACGGAATTGGCGAAGACTCCGGCGCTTGCTGCCAACGCAACACTGGCCTCGATTGGGTCTTACGGTGTGGCCGCTGTCATTGGCATTGCTGCGATTGCAGGAATCTTGGCAATGATCGGAGGATTTAAGGAAGGCGGCTACACGGGCGACGGCAATCCGAACGACGTGGCTGGTATCGTTCACCGAGGCGAGTATGTGGTCCCTGCCGACGCTGTGGATCGCATCGGACTGTCCAGCCTCAACGCGATGGCTTCCGGTGGCGTATCT